AATTTTCCAGTTCTCATATTGCTCTACCTAATGTTGTGTTAAAGTTTTCAATAGCAGTATCTAAATCTGCTCTTTCTGTTGATGATAGACCCGCTCCTATTGAAAGTGTTGATACTCTTTGGTCAGTGGGGTCGGGATAAATATTATCTGGATAATTCGTCCACCAAAGAGCCAAAACTGGTATTTTTTCTGTTGATGGTGCTGTGTAATACGCATCACTTGTTCTTGTTTGTATTAAACTATTATTTTGATAAAGTGATAATGATGAACCATTTTTATTCAAGGTCATCAAACCTAAACCATTATTAGATATGGCGTTCCAACCCGTATTATACCTACCATATAATTCAACATAAGCATCAGCAACATTATTACCAATACAGAAAAATCTGTAAGGGCTTCCTTCGCTTGTATCCAAATATCCATTTATAGCAACATCAGCAGACACTCTGTTTCTATACAGAGCGTAGTGTGAAGAACCAGTTGTTGATTGGACTAAATCTTCAACATACCAAGTAGGAACAACAGCACCCAAACTGGCATCTCTGGTCATACCCGATACGCTGTGATTTACCGTTCCAAAATAAGTGTAATCAAATGTAGCATTACTTGGTTCAACCAAGTTGATTTTGTGAGCATTTGCTGTTCCACCGACAATCGGCAAGAATACATCAATCTTGCTCCATACACCAGCAGTTTTTAAATCATATACAAGAGTTTCAACAGCCCCTGACATAGTAGCATCCAATGTTCCTCCAGTTAATACCACAGCATTTAAGAATGCAGCAGCATCAGGGTCAATTGCTGGACCTGGCGTTGATGATGGTGTTGGTGTCAAAGTCGGTGTAGGTGTTAAAGTTGCGGTTGGTGTAGGTGTAGGACTTGATACAGGTGGACTATATTTTGTATTCAAATAAGTCATTATATCACCTATTTCTGTCGTTGATAATGCCCTATTATACATAAATTGTTCTGTAATCAATTCATCTTCAAATGTATTCCAATTTAATACCAATTTTTGTGTTCCCGATGCTCCCGTGCCAGATGTTGTTTGTGTATCATAAGCCGTTCCATTACCATTATACATAGTCAATTCAACATTACCACCCGTATTTCTAACTCTCATAGCAACATTATACCAAGTCCCATTTGTTAATTGTAATGGACTACCAACACCAGGATAAGATAATGCTGGTGTTCCACCAGTATTAAATGCTATACCACCTAAATAATTATTTCCACCACTACTTATTGTCTTTAATTGGTGATGTCTAAATGTTAACCCATTAAGGTCATATCCCATTTGGTCGTCACTGGCAGATAAAGCAGTATAAGTTGATGTATGACTTGCCGTTGGTTTGAAACTTACAAATATGGTATATTCACTTGGTAATATTGTTGTTCCCGTTAAACCACCAAGATTACTTGAATTAGTGTTTCCATATATTGCTCCAACGCCCGTAGAAAATCCATTACTATCATATTTAGATTGTTCTGCTTTTGTATAGTTAGAATATAATGTCGTAGCACTATAAGCATCTGTAATACTTTCTACACTATCATAAGTGTTTGTATCTAATGTTAGATATGAAGCATCACTATAAAGATTCCAAAACAATAAACCACTTAAACTACTTGGATTAAATGGTGTTGATGATGGAGTCGGCGTCGGCGTCGGTGTTAAAGTTGCGGTAGGAGTAATTGTTGGAGTCACACTTGGTGTCGGTGTAGGACTAACAGGTGGAACGGGTGTCGCACCATCTTTTTCTACATTCATTATTACTGAACCCCAAATATTACCTCTTCCCACCTTTTCAGATAGAGGTTTCATTAATTCATTAATATCAGGTTTTCTCGGTTGTGGTTTGGGTTGATACCACTTTTTACCTCCCCATTGTATATACGACATAAATATAAATATTTTTAAGGCTTAAAAAGGGGGAGATTGCTCTCCCCCATATAAAGATTTATTAATCTTACGATTCGAATGTGAAACCACCGTCAGTGAATACTGCACCAATCGTAGTTGATACAAGAACCTCTCTGATGCTGGTGGGCTCCCCACCAGACATGGTAACCGTCGCACCATTCAAATCAGTATATGCGAGACCGCTCGCAAGTGAACCTGCAGAAACCTGTCCACCATTATCCAAGAACACCAACCAATATCTTGAGTTGTTGTCCTCAACGAGTGCGTAAATCTCATTCTGAGAAACCAAATCAACGAACACATCTCTGAGTTCAGTTTGAAGTTTTGGTAAGTTTACAACCAATTCAGGTTGGAAAGTTACAGATTGAGAAGTTGTGTTCACACCCAATGTTTCTGTTAATGAAGCAGCCTGCTTAGGTAATTGGAATTTGAACCAAGTACCAGTACCGCCGATTGCACTAACCTCTGTGTTTGTTAAGGTATACCCAGTGATTGAATTACCAGAACCACCTAAAATCCACATTGATTTAAGACCTCCAGTAGATGCTGTTCTACACATTTTGTTATCGAAGAGGCTCTTTATCCTCTACTTCACTACCTTCTTTACATTATTCGTAGTGTTCAGACTATATCATCAACATTTCTGTTGTCGGGCACTCGTGTCAGGTTTATTGTTTGAGATACTCACCTGTTAGTCGTTGAACCTTCCTCCTACTTTTATTCTCTTGGGAGGCTTGGCTGCTGATTGTCTGTCTCCAGAGTTTCCAGCAATTCACCCGATTTTAATTGGACTATAGAATCAATCCAAAGTATAACCTGTGCTAATATAACAACTTGCCATAATTTAATAATTTTTAATTTTTAGTTTATTTACAGATAGCAAATGATGCTACATCAAATACACCGATACCGTAAGTAACATGTGCTTGGATTTTAACGATGTCCTCAAATGGGTCGTACATTGACTTAACAGTCATGATTTCACTGTTCATACCAACCATGTAGTAAGAAGCAGGACCTGCGTAGTATGCAGATACACCATCCAAACCTACAGTTGGGATAACTCTTACATTAGTACCAGGTAAAATCAATGACCACTCCTCACCAGCAGCAGCGCCAGCAGCGTCCATAGTGAACAAGTTAACATAAGAAGAGTTTCTCATTGAAGAAACCAAACCTCTGTAGTTAGCGTATGAAGTGTAGATTACTAAGTCATCTCTGTGTAAAACATTACTAGGTATTGCTTCATAAATTGCAGTAAATACATCCAAACCGTTAGCAGCCGTAGCAGCAGAATAACTGATTTGAGTAGCACCGTTACCTGAAGTGATTAACGCACCAACACCATCGAAACATGCTCCACCAGCAATCGTGTTATTCCATAATTGAGTTTCAACTTGGTTAGCGATTCTGTTAGAGATATCAGTTAAGATAACTTCTTCAAACGGCACTGACTCTTGGAAGTTAGCGTTTGATAATGACTGACTTAAATAAGTGTCGTAAAGGTCATAAGGACATAATTGTTGGTTAACTTTCTTGTTACACAAATCGATTGTAACCAAGTTTTGAGTAGTGTCACCAGTTGGGTTGAATCCGCAATCTAAATCTTGCAATACAACATCATTTGTTACGAAACCAACCTTTTCAGTTGTTCCTTTCAAATTAGGTCTAATTGTAGAATATTTTGGAAGTGTTAAACCCAAGATAGATTTAATCAACATATCAGAGCCATAACTGTTGTAAGTTGGCAACGCTGACAAATCATAATTGAACGAAAATTTCTTTTTATTTTCCATTTTTCTAATTATTTGTTTTTTTATTTATTTCTTAAAGATTTGATGATTTCTAATTTGTAATCATCAACTGACTCCTTGAAAGTTTTCTTTTCAACAACAGAGAACTTCTCAGGAGATTTTTTGAAGGACTCGAAGTCCGCTTTTAATGCTGATAAATCAGCGTGGTTTTTTTCTTTCATTTGTGATAACTCGGCAGATAATTTCTTCACCTCGTCAATCAATGGTTCTAAAACATTTACTAATGCTGAAAAATCCTCTAAAGAACCTTCACCAGACTCGTCAGGGTATTTTACACCAGTGATGATACCTTCAGCATCAACAGTGATTACAATACCACTCTCGGTAGTGTGCTCACCCTCTTTTGCTGTAACTTTCTCACCCTCTTCGGTAATCATATAAAGTTGTTGACCAACTTCAAACTTTTCTCCCTCAGACATAATCTTAGTTCCGTCAGTTAAAGTGGCTTCAGACATTTCCATATCCTTCATTTCACTTTCAACTTCCACTTCAGATTCTCCTTCTTCATTAGCAGGTGCTTCAGATGCTTCTTGTTCCATTGCGATAATGATTGAACTTGAATCAACGGTGATAACCAAACCTTCACGAGTTGTATGTTGACCTTCTGGTGCAGGAGAAAGAGTGCTTTCGTTAACTACAAATAATTCCTGTCCGATTTTGAATTCCTCGTCCAAGTTATTTGTTATCTCTGTGCTTCCATCTGTTAACATTGTTGTCGCAAATGATTCTGTCTTACCAAATTCAAGGTTCAACAATTTTGCAATTTTATCAATCGCTTCTTTTGCATTCATAATTTTAATCTTTGATTTCTTTTATTATGTTTATGATTTCATCTAATAAATATTCATCATAATCTACACGAGAATAATTCATTAAAAACTGTCCCTGAATACTTAAACCCTTAACTTTTCCTGTTTTAATGTAATCATTCCAAATGGTATCCCCCTCTTCTGTATCCAATACTTTGTATCCAACCATCCAAGTTCCTTTTGGAATATCCTTTTTCGTAAATCCTAATGTATATGCTTTATCTGAATCTCCGTTTACTATCCACGACTCTACCATCACCACATCGTTGAAAGTATGGTCGGTATGTTCGTAGTTTGTATTTCTCAATCTCTGTTCAATCATGTACTTCTGTTGAATTCTTTCAACACTCTGTGGTGAGAAACGAACGAAATAGGTCTCGTTGTCTTCTGATATTCTTGGTATCAAAATACCAGGTATCATAACAGGAGAATATAACATTCTTTTTTCTTCCTCAGATTTGAAACCTATCATTACAGGTTCTTGAGAAAAACTATTTGGGCTTTTAACTGTCAATCCCAATTTTCTATATCCACCCACCGTTGCTGGATTATTCTCGATAACCTCAACAATGTTGAATTTCTTGTTCATAAGTTCTTGAGCCTTTGACCATTTAAATTCTGGTGAGTTCATGTTGGTATCATTTAGATACAATTCATCAAAACGAATACCGGCTCTATCCAATTCTCTGATTGTCTCACCTCGTCTTGATGACTTTCTGCCTGACAAAATGACAATTCTATTGGATGTCCATTTTGAGTTGATGTATTCAATTAAATCTTTATTTGGACTAAGACCTTTGAATAATGTATCATCTATATCTGATATAATAACATTGGATGACCCTTTTGTGAACTCTGCACTCATATTCTCTTGTGATATGATATACGCAATTTCACTTCTTCTCTTTGTTTCAGGTGAGTAATACCCATTATTTGGCATTGCTTTTGGTGGAATACCGGCTTTACCCTCAGCCATTCCTAAATCTGCCTTATTTTGCCCTTGAAATAGGAACTTATGAAAGGCATGAACACAGTTCGGTCCACCTTTGTATAACCATTTTGAATATGGTTCTTTATTATGACCAAATTCTCTGTTAATATCTCTTAACAAATCAATTTCCATTCTACGGAAATATCTACCTTCAATCGACATACAGAAATCACGGTCAGGTGCCCCACTTAATACTCTCTCGTATAAGAAATAAGCCGTAGGGTTCTTATGGTTTCTTCTATAGATTTCCTGTTCTGTTGCTCCTCTCATTGCTCCAACTACAGCCTCAAACTTTTCAGGTGATTTTTCCTTCAATACAGAGAACGCTTGTAACAACTCCACATCTTCATCTGTATAATCAGCAAAGGTGAACTCATAATCTACCAATTCCTCGTGAGTGGCACAAGACATATACACCTCATTACCATCAGCGTCTTTATGGACATGGTAAGATTTACAGCCATATTCCTCAATTCCATATTCAACAGCCTCTTCAGGTGTTGAGAAATAAGGGATACCATCCATTTCACCTACTTTTTCAAATCCTTCTTTTGAATTCTTTATTGGAACACAATTAGGTGAACCATCAGGTTTTAATCCGATTGGTTCATAACCGTCCCAACAAGGATTAGGTTCGATTGCCATGCTCTGTCCACATCCACAACCGAAGGCTTCTTCAGCCTGTTTCTGACATACAGCGTATGCTTGGTCTGCTTCCCATCCTTTGTTCTTGATATGCCATTCCACACATCGTTGTATGTAGTCGTCTTTTGTCTCGTAAGGGATTTTCTCTATGAAGGCTATCTCTTCTATAAGCATATCGTTTTTGGTGTCACCAGTGGGATAACTTTCATAATCAGGTAGATTACCAATCTCATATCCCATCTCCTCTTGTCTCTTGATAATTCTTTCTGCCCAACCCAATGCCGGTTCTCCACCCCATGCATCGTACATCAATAATCCACATCCATCTTCATAAGATTTTGATGATTCCAAATCAACCTTATGACGAGATAAATAGGAATACATGCGCTTTACCGTTTCCAATGAGATGGGTTTTCTATCACACAACTGCGAACTCCTTGTCCACCCCACGGCTGTTCCACAGGACGAACCGTTCTCTTCTTTATATCTTCTTGCCTTACAGGCTTTGGATGCCACATTTTGAGGAACAATGAAACTGTCCTCTTTGGCGAAATAGATAAACTCTGTCTCAATCGCCGGCATTTCCACCAATGCTACCGCATCGGCAAAGGTATCAGCAGATAAGGCTGCGTCTATATCAAGGTCTATAATTCGTAATGCCATTTTGTATAAATATCTTTTAATTAAAATGTTGATAATTGTTCCAACTTTTTGGTTATGGTCTGTGCTCTGGTAATATCCTGTTCTACAACATATGCTCTAATTGGTGTTTGTCTTTCTTTAGCCAATACTTCAACCAATCGTGAATCCATTGGAGATGATACAACCAATGGTCTACCACCACCTGACTGGTTAATAGAAGATAACAATGAACCGTATTGAATTGTAGATTGTCTGTTGATAACTGCTTCATTACCTTCCAACTGAACACCGGCTTGTGCATAAGTGATTCCACCATATTCATGACTTGGACCTCTTGAAATTCCACCTCGTCTCATTGAACTAACCATTTGAAGTTGAGAACCGATGATACCTATCTGAACTGCACCGATTGCCGCAGATAAACTGGCTCCAATAATTGCAGATAATGGGTCTGCTGTAAGTGCTCGTGTAATTGCTTCAGCGACATTAGCCGTTGCTTGAACCAATGAAAGTGATAATTCAAATATCGCTGATTTCTTTTCAAGTGCCGCCTTCTCTGCGTTGTATTGTTGCTCCAATTCAATTCTCTTATCATTGGCTTGTTTGGTATCACCCACCACCATTTCCAATGACGCTTGATATCTTCTTTCAAGATTTTCTAATTGGAATGATACTGCCTCACGAGCCACGGATGCTATTTGATTGCTAAGATTAACAAACTCAGTAAGCCAAGCCTCAAAATCCTCTTTCTGTTTATCTCTTTTCTTTTTCTTTTTATCCTCAGCCTCATTTGTTAATTCTACCTCTTTGTTTAAGAATTCTTCCAGTAATATTAACTGCTGAGCATAAGTTAATTCTGATAAATCAATTCTTCTTTCAGCAAATGATTCTCTTAATGCCACCAAACTATCGGCATATTTCTCTTCTTCTGAATAATCTCTTCTTTTGAGTTTTTCTCTTAAGTCATATAGTTTTATATCAGCATCGGCAACCTTACCCAATATACCCCCATATTCATTGGCGAATTGTTCAGCATTTTCAACAATAAATCCTGCTCGTGCTGCTGGTGCCAATCTTAATAATTCAGCATTTAGGTCTTCAACTCTCTTTTGAACTTTAATAACATTTTCTTCAAATTTAATAGCTTCATTACCTACTTTAACCAAATTATTAAATGCTACCTTACCTGCTTCTTCATAAGTTTTTAATAATTTTTCTTGTTCTTCTTTTGAGAACTTGGTTAAATCAGTTTCTTTTTTTCTTTGATTAACATAACTCTCAATAAACTTCTTTTGTAATTCATTAAATCTTACTTGAGCATCTTCTAAATCTCTTGTTAATTCTTCAGGTGTTCTTGGGTCTTTAAGGTCTTCACGAGCATAAGGGTCAATTTTGATATCACCAGCAAGTAATGCTAAATCAATTAATGATTTCTCAAAATCCTCAGCAACAAAATCTGCCGTTTGATATTGGAATACTATTCTTGTAAAATCTTCATAAGTTTTAATATAGTCATCCAATAATCTTTTATTTTCAGGACTTAATTCCTCAGATACTCCTCCAAGTGCTTTTTTAAAATTTTCTAATCCTTCATTTAACTTTTCTTGAGTAATAGTCAATTTACCGGTTGTTTCATCTCTTTCTGATAATAAATCAAAATATTTTTCACCAGCCTTTTTGGCAACTATAAATTTATCTCCCAATTCATCATTTCTTTGAGCCAAATCACCGTTTAACTCAGCCAATAATTGTGTAATTGGTAATAATTTTTTCAATCCTTCTTGATAGGATTCTGCCATTGATACATTTTCTTCCAAAGTTTCAACAATCTCAACATCTAAATCTTCTAACTTTCTTCTTGAAATTAATAATTCAGCCTCAATTCTGGCTTGTTCACCCAATAAACTAATCAGGGCTTGAGTATTCTTGATTCTCTCTTGTTCTGCCTTAGCGGCTGCCGCAGCACCTGCTCTCGCATCGTCTATCGCTTTCTGTCTTCTTCTCTCAATCTCTAATAATTGTGATTGAACATCTACTAACTGACTTTGTAAATTTGATGCCTTTTCTGTTTCTTGATTTACGGTAACTAATTCACCATTAACAATTCTTAAACTTCTTGTTAATTTTACTTGTGCTTCATATTCTTCAAATGTTCCCTGAAATCCTCCTGCAGACGCTCTGTTATAGTCCTCTAACAGCCCGATATATGCCGACATAGCACTAATTTTCTCTTGTTCTATTGCCAAACGAAGCCTCTCTTTTTCTTCTTCAACAATGAAATCCTCCAACGCCTTAGCCTTGGCTCTTAATTCAATTAATTTAACCTCTTCTTCAATGGCATCATTTAATAAACCTTGTGCTGTCGCTTCTTGTAAAGTATAACCGGCAAGAGTTGGTATAATCTTCTGTAGACGAGCATAGGCACCTTCTTTTGCATCCAATGAAGCATTTCCATCATTCAATACATTAACAAGGATTTTAAGTTTTGTGGCTTCAACTGCTGCTGAATTGGCTGCTTCAAGTTGGAAATCATGTAATGTTTTTGTTTGTTCTGCCGCCTCTTCTGTCTCATCTGAAAAGGCTATAAAAGCCGTTATCAATGTTCCAACTACCGCAAGGATTGCACCATAAGGATTGGCTGCCAGTGTTGTATAGAATGCCTTTGTGGCAACATTGGCTGCTGTAGTTGCCGCTGTCTCCAATCTCGTGGCAGCAGCCGCCGCTTTGGTTGCGATGGTTGTTGCGACAATTTGAACACCTGTCTTTAATTCAGCGATACCACGAGCAGATAATGCCAGTGTTAATAAGTTTTGGGCTTGAGCAGTTGCTTTAGACACCTCATCAGATTCAGCACCAAAGAGTTGAACGGCTGCCGTAGCCGCAGCAAACGATGATGTAACACCAGCAGCAAATTTGGAATAACCCTCAACTTGTCGTTCAGGTGTTATTGCCTTTGATGATTGGTTTAGTTTTTCCAATTCCCCTTGAGCAATGGCAATCTGTCCTGATAACTCCTTAAATAAAGGAGAACCAATCTCTAATTGTTTGAGGTCTTGTTGTGCTTCCTTCAATAAGGTTTCCAACTGCTCAATTTGAGTAACAACGGTATTTACACCATTGATATTAATTCTAAGTCCTATTTGCTTTTCTGCCATACTCTATAAATATTAACAATCTTGTTCTATTATACGCCCTTGATTATCTATGACCACAAATGTCTGTGTATCACCCGTTGCTCTTAAATAAGTTCCCAACGGCATTAGGTTATATGATACACCAGTATCGTAGTATACCTGTCTATAATTACTCAATCCTGATACACCAAATGTGATTACCTCACCCGTTGCTGAGGTGCCCGAACATACAGGGTCAATCGTTGAACCTGAATATACATCTACCGTATAAGCCGTTGATAAACCAGGATATGGAGTATTAGGGTCTAACCAATAGAACGGGGCTGGTGGTTCTACTTTATTGTATCCCCCTCTTTCTTTAATCAATGATACCTCAGTCAATTTAGGTTGAGTTAAATCACCATCGTTGATTTTCTCAATTCTGTAGAAACTATCTTTAACGAAGATTTTGTCTGTTAACTTGGTCTCATAAATGTCCAATGGTTTGAGGTAAAATCTACCCGTTAACCTTCTGGTCTCATTGGAGTAGTTATCTTCCAAGTAATCCTCCCAAAATGTGTTATAGATGTTATATGGAGTGTATTGTAAAACCTGTTGATTGGTATTACCAAAGAAATCAAAGGTAGAACCAAAGTTTAAGTCAGACACCAATTCAGGAATTTGAATATCCAACGATGATAAGTGACTAACAGATGGATATGTGGTTTGAGCCACCGGTGTTGCTCCTGAAGTCATATACCACTCTCCTTCAACTATCTTGGTTACATTAGTATAAGCGTATCTATTACCATTCCAAAAGAATAGGTGAGGTTTATTAGAGTATGCTTGTTGTTGTCCGTTGATTAGACGATAAGGTTTACCGATGATAAAGTTTGGAGCACCAGCCACAGATTCAGTAGGGAATGGTGCAAATGGTATCTCATACTTGGATTCACCGGTTAATAGGTTGGAATCAGATACAAACCTATATCTACCAAAATTGTAGGTGTTACTATCTTCAAATAACTTATTGAGATATTCCTCTGACCCCTTTTGGTAAGTCAGGTTAATCTCTTTTGATAAGTCAAATGATAGGGGTTCAACCTTGTATGTTGAATCTAAATCTAATTTGTTGGTCCAATCCTTCTCTTTACGAGTGGCTTCATCATAATACCAAGTAAATGGAACGAAATTAATGGTCTTCTCCACCTCATCTTGAATAACCAACAGGTTAAACATGGTGGTAAGTCCTTTTAAGAATTCCAAGGCATTTAAGTCAGGTATTCCCAATTTCATATCCACCTCTTGAGAACCTGTTAAGTTTGGACCGG